AATCAATTTCACAACAAAGATTGCTCATGCGAATTGGCGCTTTTTTAGAAATAAACGCACCATGATCATTAGCATGATCTACGTTCATAACATAAATTCTACCTGTGTCTTTACGTTGCTGCATTAATGTAGAGAATACTTCAGTGGCTGGTAATGTTTTTTTACGCACTGAATAGGCTCTTTCGTATTTCTCATACAATTCTTTAAATTTATCTTGATCGTCAAAGAATGATTCGTATAACCCAGGAACATCATTAGGATCAAAGAAAGTTATATTACCACCAGTTAATAGTCTTTCATACATCAACTTGTTTAACTGGAATGCATAGTCCATATGACGTACACGATTTTCTTCAATACCTTTATTATTTTTTAATACAATTAGATCTTCAAATTCGTAATGCCATATTGGCAGATACACTGTTGCAGCTCCACCGCGGACACCACCTTGTGAACAGGATTTTACCGCAGCTTGAAAATATTTGAGAAACGGAACTAAGCCAGTATGAACTACTGATCCATCTCCAACTTTAGCTCCTTCGGCTCTTATCGAACCAGCACCGATACCAATACCAGCTTTCTTACTTATGTATTTTACGATGGAAGTTGCAGTAGCATTAATAGAATCGAGACTATCGCCAGATTCGATAAGCACACAACTTGAAAACTGACGGGTTGGAGTACGTACTCCTGCCATAATTGGTGTAGGTAACGATATATAGAATAAAGAAATTGCATCATAGTAATCCTTCACGTATTTCATACGTTTTTGTTTAGGGTAATTTGAAAATAGTGTAGCTGCAATCATCATGTATAACATCTGAGGAGTCTCATAATGCTGCTTTGTTCTTCGATCTTGTACTAGATACTTACCTCTAAATTGCTCCATGCCGGCATAAGTAAATGTATCGTCACGTTCATGCTTAATGTGTGCATCTAACTCATCGATTTCTTCTCGAGTATACGACTTCATAATACTACCATCATAAACTTCTCTGTCGATGTTGTCAATTATTACGTGTGCTAGTGGCTTAGGCGTATATTCTCCATATACTTCTTTACGAAGCTTATAGGAAACTAATCTAGCTGCTACAAATTGGTAATTAGGAGTGTGCTCAGAGATTAACTCTGCCGCTGATTTAATAAGAAGCTCATGTATATCATAAGCAGGTATTTTATCGTATAGTTGTATATTTGCCTTAAGCTCGATCTCAGAGATTGATACTCCGGATATATCGGCTGTGGCCCATTCTAAAACTTTGTGCACTTTTTCTAAGTCAAAGTCTTGTGATGTTCCGTCGCGCTTGGTTACGTGCATCGTCATAAGTGGTTGTCCGTCATTCATAGTCAGTTAATTAATTAATAATGTATATATTATAACACAAAACCTAAGTTTTGTACATGGTTATTTTCGTTTTATTTTAAGTCTTCTTTCGATTTCTTCAATTCTAGCGATGAGCTCCGGATAGACTTCAAACTCATGTAGTTCCTTGCAAGGATGTGAATTCTTTTCTACTGAATCTAATCTTTGCGCAGCCAGGGGATACTGCTTTCTAAACTTAGCGTCTTTCTTAGCAAGTTCAAGGTCGTACTTTTCTGCAAAGTGTTGCATAAATCTGTCTACTTGTTTTTGAAACCAAATACCACCAGTTGTGCCCTGAAACCAGTTATAGAATGATGATCCTATAACTGAACTAAGAATAGATTTTAATGATAGTATAAGTAGAAAGTACATTACTTTTCCTTAGCAAGCTTTTTAATAGCTTTAACATAGTTAGGCATTCCATGATCTACAACTCCATCAAAGAATTTCCATCTTTTCCAAGAGTTAAGAATACCATAGAATGTATCAGTCCAAGTTGGCTTAAGTTGCTTATCACCAAATCTATTAAAGTAAATCATTTGACCGTGATGTCTAAATCCTAACCATGCGGGTGGGATTCTACATACGATATCGTTATTATTCATAAATCTATAATGATCTGCATTTATGTTTTTGATGAAGTGTTTACCACCGACTCTTGGCGAACCGAACGTAAACAACTCTTCTGGAGTATAACGCGTTGTAGCAATAGTAGCCATAGCTGCACCCAAAGAATGTCCAGTAAAGTATACGTCTTTTCTTACTTTTAACTGGTCATTATGATCAAGTTCTTTTACAATGTCCATCCATACGTCATCGACTTCTTCTTGGAATCCACCATGAACTTTACCACCAGCTTTTGCTGTGTTTTTAATTACTTTTAAATCTGCCAATACATCATTTAACTTTGAAGGTTCTGTTCCTCTAAAAGCAAACCATAGATCATTTCTATCTTTTGCGATGAGTACTTCTGCACCATCTCTACTAATAATTTTACCTGATGCAAATCCTAATTTTTTACATGCTGTGTCAGCCGGCTTAGGGTTCATATAGGCTATTGCTGATAGCTTTGCTGCTACTTCTGCTCTTTCCCATACTGTCATATCATCTTTCATTCTACTCATTTTCTTTCTCCACTTTAATTTCCACCGCTCCGCCATCTTCATCATTTATTGTTACATTCCTATAGTAAACTATCACCTCACCGAGCTGATTAATATATCTTTTTATTTCTTGCGTATTATAAGACATTAGCTCATAATCAGCAACACTCATGGCAACAAAAACAATATCGCCTCCGTGTTTCTTTTTAATATCATCGATAAACCTATCGAGATACGTATACCCTTCAGGGTACAAATCCTCTCTACCTAATTTACAGTTTGATTTTTTAGTTTCAGGATCCTTAAGACAATTTTCAATTATTTTTGTATCTGAAACTACATACCATTTAGGTTCTTTTAAATCAATTGCTCTTGGCATCACAGGCTGAACAATTTCAATTTTAACCGGTTTTGTTATAATCTCAACTTCTCTTGGAGCCTGTTGTAATAGACTACACCCACTAATCGTTAAGAGAGCTAATACGCTTGCTATCTGCTTCAATCGCATCAAAGGCCTCCTTTGTTCTATTATTGGCTCTAAGTTCTACCATACCAGGTTTTGCACTGGCTAACTTAGCAATATTATGACGTCTAAATATATCTAAATATTCAGACATTTGTGATTCGTACTGTTGGTTTTTAACTTGTAAACCACTCAAGGCTTGAGTAGTTTGTTTTAGATTATTTTGAATTGCTTCAATAGTTGCTTTTTGTTCTTGATCTCTTAGATCCTGTGCTAAGATAACTTTAGTTTGTTCTTCTAGTTTGTTTTTCATAGGAACAACCGAGAACTGATAATACATCATTCCTGATAAACCCATTGCAACAATAATCCCAATCAATAATTTACTCATACTACAATCTTTCTATATCTACACCAAGAACTTTTAATACTACTTTACGTATTTTTTTATCATCTGTTCCCCAATGTTTACTGTATGAATTAAACTTAATAGAATCTCTATTAATATCTACATCTTTACCATACACATCATATCCAGCCTTTTTAAATGCCTGTTCAACGTCAGATCCGTATGCGCCATTTCTTAGCTTAAGTTCCATACCACCGGATCTCCAATACCTAAAGTCGTTTTTATCAAACTTATAAGCTTCGGTAATCTCTTCTTTTAACTTATACTTTTTAATAAGCAGTTCTTTGGCATTATGTATTGCCATATTTGCTTTATCTTGATTTTTTATTTTATCAAAAATAATATCACCACCATCGTAATCAAAGAATCTTTCAATATCTCTTAGACTTTTAATTCTTTCTTTTTTAAGAGCTTTTTCAAGAGAAGGCATAACTTTTTTTACATCAGAGTTTACGTTTTCTTTAACTTCTTTTTTAGACTCAGCAGCCTTTCTTCTGCTTAAAATTCTTTCAACAAACTTACGGCCAGCTTTTGTTCTGCCATCGTAAATGTTTTTATTCTTTTTTTTCTTATCGTGCACTGCATCGGCTGGCATTGATACGCCACCACCGCCTACTGAATTTGCTGCTTCTTCCCATACATCTTTAAATGTTTTCATCTTTTTATATCCGCACTCGTTATGAGTATTTGTTGTTTAGTTAAAACATGTTCTACTTGATACACGTTTAAACCAAAAATAGAACCACTAGGTTCTGTAAAATCGATTACGCTTACCATACTATTTATATGTGCAATCACTTCAGCCGTTTGTGGAGACGCAATATCTTGCACTAGTTTATATTTACCAGGAGCAAGTTGATTGTCCTTTTCAAACCATGCCGCGCTTTCAGACAAATCGATGCTTTCATCAAAGTCACCAAATATATCATTCAGCATTGTTTGTAGTTCAACGTCTTGTAATCCTGTTTCTTCTTTAACTAAAAATAAAGCAGAAGCGTATGTTGCTAACTTAGTACCTAAAGAACCAGGCACTTTATTTAACAATCTTTTAATGTTAAACACTAATCTATGAAAAATAGTAAAAGCCGATTTTTCCTGAGGTGTTTTACGGTCAACTTTTTTCTTAAGTATCTTTCCGTTTCCGTCAATGATACCAAGCCTATAAGCTTCCATATTTTCCCAAGGTGTTACTAATAGCTTTAGAAACCTAAAGGCATAGAATAAATCACCTGTTCTCGAGATTACTCCCATTAAATTTTCCTCAGTCTCTCTATTACGTTTGTGTCTAAAGGTATTTCAACCTTATAATCTTCTGGCAAATAATTCAAGAAAACTAAAAATGTCTTTAGTTGAGAATAATGTTCAGGTTCTATTTTAAACCACATCATTCTGTTAGCAGCTTTAATACCAAATACATTATACAAAACTATAATGTGGTTTAATATAAGCCTTTCCTGCAAATCACCATGTTGTTCATAACGTCTAAGTAATCTTTTAAGATACTTAAACCTTGTTAAATCTTCTTTAAACTCTTCGACCTCAATACATTCCGGGTTATTGTAATGTTGAGATGCGAAGAGTTCAAAGTTCCTACTAGTCAAAGTGTCAAATATTTTCATCATATATTATCTATAAAAGATATTTTAGTTATATTCTTTCTGCAACTCTTTGAATGTTTTACCTTCAAATCCCATAAAGTCTTGGAAATACTTAACTAGTTTCTTTTCATCACCAGTAAATATACCAAGATCTCCACCCATCATATTATCGCCTTTACCTCTTTTAAATGAGACTCTAATACCCATTTTCTTAGCAGCTTTATCACCACCGACATTTTTCATTTCGTCTGCTTCGAAAGATGTTCTAATTTGAGCTTCAGCAATAGTTTCTTCTTTAACTGATTCATCTTTATCAGTTTCGTTATCAGCTTCATAGTTTTTGTCGACGTAGTTAAAGAATTCTTTCTTCTTCTCACCTTCTAATTCACCTGGTGAAGTTACACCAAATTTCTTAAGAGCAGATTTAAAGAATTTTTGATATCTTTCTTTATCTTCGGCCATTTTACTTTTAGCTTCGTTAATTGTATAGGCTTCATCCATTACCGACTCGGTAACTTCTTCATTTGCCATTTGTAAAGCAGCTTTTACTTCTGGGTCGTCAGATAAACCTTTCTTCATCTTTTCGATTTTGTTAATAGCACCAGTCATATTACCACCCATCTTTAAAGCAAGTGCAACCGCCTTTTTAACCTGTGGCTTTTGAAATTTAGACTTAGCTTCTAAAAGCTCTGGAAATAACTCTTCGATATCATCAGAATCCATATCGTAATCTGCAGATTGCAAATACGCTATAATGTTTTTCTTTTCTCCAGAAACATCATAACCATTTCTAGTTTTTTTAAACTTTACTTTAAATTTCTTTTCAGCTGCTGGGATTCCGTCACCAGTATGATCGATGTCAACTTTTGATTTACCTTTACCAGCTTTTAATTTAGCTTCGTCAAGAGTAATGGTTACTTCTTCTTTAACCACAGAACCATCTTCTTTAGCGCCTGATTTTTTAACAGTATGCTTAGCTTTAAATTCTTTTTCGCCCTTTGCTTTTGGCTCAGCAACTTCGTCAACTTCAGGCTTTTCGTGTGTATAACCTTTATCAGCAAGTGCTTTATGTTCAGCTTCGTCTTTAGCTACTTCTTTTTTACCCGTTTCAGGATGGAACATATCGTGTGGATATTTTCCCTCTTCTTTTACTTTACCTTCAAGTACATCGCTAACGGTTTCAGCAATGCTTAAAGTTGTGTTATCTTTAAGTTTCATATTTTTTCTCCTAAGTTATGAAAAACATTCCTGTAATTGCTGTGGCTGCGCCTGCGATTACTATCCAGAATAATTTATTTATTACGTTTACAGTTTGTGCATTCTCACGCACAAGTATTTCCAATCTATCAACTCTATTTATAAGAGTTAATATCTGTTCTCCTTGTTGTTTACCGAATTCGGCCATTGTTGCAATTCTCTCTTCAGCTCTTGCTAATGAGATTATTACATCTGACATTCTATCGATTTTTTCTTCGATTCTATCAAGTCTTGCGGCTGGTTCTAATCGTTGTTCAGCGGCACTAGCCATAATTGCATATCCTACATTTAAGCGGAGTCGCCCCCTTGATTAATCTATGATATTCTTCTTTCTTAATTCTAAATACCATACCTTTTTTAAGAAGCCACGGCAAACAATCCTGTAATTGAAACTGCCAGCCTTCGCCTTCTAAAATTTCTATTTCTCGGTCATCTTCATCACGATGCCATACGTATTCACGATCTTCTTTCGAAAGATCGAATTCTCTTATCGCACCGTCTTCCCAGTACGGTTTACCAAAAGTAAGATCCACCACCTTTAAGCCCCAAGTCTTTGGCGTATTTAGGCAATCTACATGCCCAATACCCCGGTTTAGTTTTGTCGGTTTTAGTATCACAATTATGTCGAGCTGCAAAGTTTCTTGCTGCATCTCTATCATTAATCTTAGATGTTAAACCACCCTTTTCGTCACCAAATTCGATCTTTTTCACATTACCTGTTTTAGGATTTTTTACATAAACCACATACTTCTTTTTTCCGCTAGATCTTTTTGGTTTATTTAACTCTTGCTCTTCAT